AACGATGGATGTCGTACGACAACGCCTATGCAATGACCCAATCGGGTGCATTCTTGGAAGCATCAAACATATTGCTTGGAACGACGTGGCTTCTCAACAAGGCTGGATACGGAAAAACACTTGCGGCGAAGATCCTCGGTGCCATATCCTTCTTGGTATACGCAACACTTCGGAACGTGATGTTCCCCAGGTATATCATATACTTCGCCCCCAAAGAGGTTGGCACTGTGATGTTCATGTTGTTCATGCCCCTGAACCTCTACTGGACTTGGAAGATTGCCCGATTCATTCGTCGGACAAATCTGGGTTCAACACCGATACAGAGCAGACAAAACAGAGAAGGCCATCGCATAGGGATCCTTGTGGAGAAACAGCAACCATTTCAGAGTATAAACCGAATGTAAAATGTATTGGTTTGGTGGCATATGACGAGCTGCCTCACCGGCCCGGGCACATAAGCGTATTGCCTTTTCACGGAAAGGATCGCTCGGCCGAAAAACAGTTTCAATATCACGACCGAGCAGCAGAAACGCTGTCGTGTACTCGGCCTTTCTAAATTCCATAAAGGCATCGGGTCTAACATCAACGAACCCATTGTCGGCAAAGAGTTGGCAAATCGTAACAAGCCGTCCACAAAGACGTTGTTCGTAGACAGCGCTTTCTTCGGGTTGTGGTTCACGATGTCTTCCACGGAACCCCCACAACGCCCGAAGTCTCTTTCGGGTATCGGCGTCCAGCGGCTGCTTGGTATACGGATTTGTTATCTGGAGCGCCTGAGTGGACCATGCCCAGATAGACGAAAATGAAAACCACCAAACTTTGCCATTCTCTTCAAACGCAAAGTAGTCCATAGGATGTTGCCTCTCCTTCTCGTTTCCACTTACAAGTTCTTCATCGTTCACAAGGTTCTTCCGTGACAAGACGCCCGGACCTGCCAATCCCAATCGCTTGCGAACAATCCATCCACGGACACATGCTTGAATTTTGGGAAGACCGACGGCCCGGGTATTGTTTACGGCGACCCATAGAAGGGGAGTTCGCATTCTCGCGTGACGACCACATAGAGTATGTGATCTCATCGCCTGCGCCGGACAGGGATCCGACGACCCCTTTCGCTTCACAGCAGCACATTGCATTCTATTGTCTTGTAGTGGCACTTGAAAACTGAAAACATGCGGTCAAAACGGATTCGCGTTCCAGCAGACCATGAGTAGCACAATCCCACAATCGTTCAATATGGCCACTAATGCAATTATCTCTTCTTCCAACTTGGACATCAGCAAGATCTCGTTCGGCGACATCCGTCTCAATAAGGCGGGAGGCAAGTCAGTTCCTATCAAGTACAATGGTCAGTCTCTTCAGATCCGACTTGAGAAGGCAATGTATCCGATGGGTGTGAACGTTCGGGAGTCAGAGAACGGCACCAACTACACGATGAGCCTGACGCTGAAGGGCTGTGATCCGTATGCCAAGGAGAAGGCTGGCCCTGAGGCTGGCTCCCTGGGCACTCTCTACAACTTCCTAGGCGATCTTCAGAACAAGCTTCTGGACACGGCCGAGACGAGCAGTGTCAAGTGGTTCGGCAAGGCTCGCACGCGACCTGTGCTTGAGGACACGATGAAGCAGTTCATCAGTCCCAGCGTTGAGAAGGTCGGTGGCGAGTGGGTTCCGTCTGGCAAGTATCCTCCCAGCCTGCGCATGAAGGTTCCTGTGTACGATGGCCGCGTCGCAATGGATGTGACTGACAGCGCTGGCAAGGCTGTCGCAGTGGACACGGACAACATCGCGAACGTCTTCCCGAAGCGTGTGGAGGCAAGCATCGTGGTCAGTCCCGGCATCTACGTGTCGGGTCAGGGCTGGGGTGTTACGTGGCGTGTGAGCTATGCTCGCGTCACGCCTCCTACACGCACGACGGCAGCCGATGTCTTCAAGGACGAGATTGAGCAGGAGCTCAAGGCTGGTCCTGCGGCGACTCAGCAGGTGACGGACTATGATCAGCAGGATGAGACTCCCGAGGAGGAGGAGGTGTCTGTTCCGTTTGTGGAGACGCCGACTGCGCCGACGCCTGCGCCGGTTCCTGCGAAGACCAATCGCCGCCGTGTGGCTGTGGCGTAAGCAGTGACCAAACGCGAGACGAAGTAGAACAAGAAAAAACGACGAGATCATCGTCAACAAAAAACACTTTTTCCTTTACCGGAAAGTCAAGCGGTGTTGCGATCGTCACACATCCTCGCTTGGCTTCCAGAGACTTGCGACCACACTCTTGACATGTATGAACCACAGGCATATCGGCCAGCATGCTAGGAGTCACAATACGGACAGGACCGTTCAGACATTGCTCTAGGACCTTGTGAGGCGTTGACCACTGCTCATTTATGAACCGATCAAACACATGGCGTGGTAGGTGGGACCACAGATCGTTTGTTTCCTCCCATCCGTCCTCCTGGAGGAAGGTTCCGAACTCGGTGTCGTGAAACCAAAGAATATGAAATCTGGCATGGTCCTTCAGATCGTGCTCTACACATCCAACCCTCTCCAGGTTATCGTCATACAACCAATGCACATTTGCGTGCGTGTATCGTGGATCACGTGTTCCCCGATATACTTCGCGTCCGTCCATGTCCCAGGTGTCCGCCATGGCATCTAGGTCATTCTCCGTGATACCGGATCCAACATCCTTGTACACGAACCCAGGCTTGATTTTTGATAGCATTGTTGTTCAACGAGGTTATGCGAATGAGACCGAAACGCGCACATCATGGCGACATACCGTCTTGGTGGCAGAACGTGAGAGCTCGTGGCGCTTCTTGCGTGTTCCATCGGCTGTCTGGATCACAGTAGAACACTCGTCCATGTCCTTCTGGATATCGTCAAAGTTTGCCTCTAGGTAATCCAGCACATCATCCTGGATGGCCCACTCAAAGAAACTGAGCTGACCAACGGTGGTGTTCATCTCCATGAACTGGATCCGCTTCCATCGGCAGAAGGGATCAAACATCTTTTTGCTGTATGCCTTGAGGTGTGACTTGTAGGCAAGATACACAATGACGTGGCGACCCGACTTGGTCATGTAGGAAATATTGTGCTTCTTCGCATAGTTGGTCACGAGCCAATCAATCAGACGTAGACTGACACGAGACTCTCCGGTAATGATCTGCTTGACCCTCTCCAAAGTGGTTTGATTGCCATAGAATGTTGAGAGTCTGTGAAGCACGAGCTGCTCTTTGCTTTGAATCTCCATGGTAAGTTTGCGTTCGCTCATTGAAAATGGGTTAGATGTTGTTTTATAAGACTAGGAAATGGAACCTATCATATTCACTGACGAAGCCATGAAGGCGCACATTGCGGCAGGGCTCAAACAGATGGAAGACGAGCGAATCAAAGTTGGATTAGAACTGTATACTGGCGAAGTTGGCGCATTCTATTCAAGTGATACGGGTGCCGAATTGAGTGCGTTAGACAACCATGAGGAGGAGTTCAAGGAGATGATTAATGACATGTTTGAGAAACTTCCGGCGGAGAAGAAGCTTCTGGAGGGTACCATAGTTCCAGAGTATAATCCTATTATTCAAAACGGGTTTTCAAATGGCGAGCCAACAATAGACCAATGGAAGAGCGTCTCACCGAGTGGTTGCTTGACAACCGGCCCTATACTCACCTCTCTAGACGGATCAAGCAATTCTGCTTGTATTGCCATGCCCTTAGTCCCGAGCTGCCCTATGGAGTCATCCGACGAGCAGTCTGTCCAATCGTCGGGCGACTCATGCTCGGAGAACTTGGACGACTGTGGCAACGGGACCGGTGTTACGAACGAGTCCTCCGAATGTACGGTGCCAATGATCAGCGAACAGACGGATGGCACGCGAAACGAGGTGAAATGGTCACCGCCTCTGAAGTCTATGGTGTGTTTGGATCCGACTCTGCCCGGCGAGAGGTTATGATGCGAAAGTTAGAACCGCGTCCTCCCGGCGAAGGGCCAGGGATCCCGGCGCTGCTGTGGGGCACTCGCTTTGAGCCAGTTGCCAAAAAGATCTACGAGGAACGGACCAAGTGTACTATTACGGACGTGTCGTGTGTCCAGCATCCTATCCACAAGTTTCTAGGAGCATCACCGGACGGACTGATTGTATGCGAGGACCCGAAGCGATACGGCCGATTGGTAGAGTTCAAGTGTCCGATTAGTCGAATTGAGAAGCCAGAGATTCCTCCCGGATACGTGCACCAAATGCAGATGCAAATGGAATGTACGGGGATTGATGAGTGTGAGTATGTTGAGTTCCGATTCAAGCAGGTCAACTACTCGGAGTGGACAAAGACGGACAAGCCCAAGGGAGCCTTTACGGTCTACGAGAGTGGCAAGGTGGTTTACGACGTTGAGATCTACGAAGATGACACGCAGGTGATCTACTGGATTCTCAACGGTATCAAGGAGGACTTTGTGCCGAAGGATCCGAACTGGTTGCCGAACCATCTGGAGGGCCTGCGGTCGTTCTGGAATGAAGTTCTGGAACATCGCAAGAATGGCACGAAGCCAGAGGAGAAGAAGGTGGCTGTAATTAGCATGGACATATAGATTTAAACGGTACATTCTATACGTGATCATGACGGTGACATTTGTATCTGCGTTCGTTGATCTACAAGAGGACAGATCAACAGAGAAATCCATAGAACGGTATCTCGCACTCCTCGAAACACTTACAAACGCAAACGTGCGTCTCCACGTCTTTGCAAGTCCCGATTATGCAAAGAAGATTCACGTGAAGAACGGAATAGTTGAGCCGATTGAGCTTTCGTCTCTGAAGGCATTTGTCGATGCTCCACAAGATGTGCCCAATACTCGGACCACTACGAAGGACACTCGAAACTATCTAATTCTCATGAACTCCAAAGTGGAGCTTGTCAAGCGAGCTATTGATTCCGGCAAACATTCCTCTACGCATTATGCGTGGATAGATGCTGGTATCTGCCACGTATTCAGCAATCCTTCCAGGACACTTGGCTACCTCTCTCTGATGGATCATTATGATATTCCGAATTCGTGTATGTTTGTGCCCGGGTGTGCCGATGTCGGCCACGCCAGTTTCGACATTATTGACTGGCGCTTCTGTGGTGGATTTTTCCTTGGAGATACGGCATCCATCCAGACCTTCTACGAGTTTTACGAACGATTCTATGCGTCTCTTCCAAAATTGACATGGGAAGTAAACGTGTGGTCGTTCTTCGAGACGAATGGATGGAACCCGTCGTGGTATTCTGCGGATCACGACGACAGTATTGTGTACATTCCGGTTGAGCGCACGCTTCTGCGCATTCCAAAGAACCCGGGCGTTCATTGGTATGGAGACCTTAGTAAGTGTTACGAGGGAGGCGCAATTGAATCCTATTTGAAGGAGTCGGTAGAGAGACAGTCCGCATATAAACAGATCCTCTTTGCACAATCCGATGGACTTGATGGGCCAAGATATGACGAACTGAAGGCTATTGCGCCCAACGCGATTATACCTGCTCTTTGTACGCGCGACCTTAACGCACCCGACATCCTCCTTCTTCCACTTGATGACGACAGCTTTCGACATGGTGTACTTGGCGCGATGCCTTCCCATACGATGGTTCCGTGGGACACGCGGCTGCCTATTGCGTTCTGGAGGGGAGGAACAAGTGGATATGATCGGATGACCATCCGTCGGAAGGTCGTTACGAAACTCATCTCCAACTCATCCTGCGATGTACGCTTCACACGTGGCGTCTCTGCCGCTTCCGATGCTGCTGTTCCGGACGAATACTTCGCACCGCATCGTGTGGCCATAGAACAACACTTCGCATACAAGTATATTTTGATTGTGGACGGAAACGTTATCGCGTCGTCTCACCAGTGGGTCTTTGGTTCCGGATCCGTGCCAATTATGGTAACACATCCGGGCAACGGGTATTGGTTTCAAAAGTATCTGGAGCCGATGAAGAATTATGTGCCCGTCTCATACGATCTGAGCGACTTGGACGAAAAAATTGAATGGCTTGTCGCCCACGATGTGGAGGCCCGAGAAATAGCAGACAATGCGCTTCGGTTAGCGAGGACCGTTCTTTCGTCCGAATTCCAGAAGAAGTATATTGATCGCGAGGTCCAGCGGATTGTCAAAAGAAACCCGACGATCGGTGTTGCGATTCCGTGTTACAAACCACACATTCCCAATCTAAAGGCATGCCTCGATTCGATTGAGGCACAGACCACCAAGCCAGATGACGTAGTGGTTGTATGTAGTTCGACTGAGCCAACCGATATACCTTCGGATTGGAAGTACAGCTTTCCTCTCCAGATCATCACGCGATCCGACAGACGAAACGCGGCCCAGAATCGCAATGAAGCCGCCTCTCATCTGAGGACCGAGTATGTGTCGTTTTTTGATGCGGACGATATCATGTATCCAACCCGGATTGAGAGATTGAAAACATGCGATGTAGACATTCTTCTACACGCCTTCACAGAAACAGACATGGTGGAAGATACGAATGCTACCTATATTCGCAACGTGTTGTTCCGCGCGCCATCGGGGTGTGCGGATTGCACGCATATGTATGGTGCGAAAATCCACCATGCACACGTAACATGTCGCAGGTCTATTCTTGAGTCTGTGAAATTTCGTGAAGAGCGCGAATATGAACCGCCGAGAGGAGGAGAAGACGCTTTGTTTTGCGGTGATGTCCTAGCTATGAAAAACATCACCAGCGTATACATCCCAGAGCCATTGTCCCATTACATGAGGCAGGGATACACCATTACCCAGTAACAGAATACTTGATAAAATGAAACTGTTTGGAATGGGATCCAGGATAGTTGTATTCACACCATCCAAATAAGAACAACCCGGTGTCCAGTTTCATGGGCAACGGCTGCCACACGCGAAGTTTGAATGTGAAGATCAAGTTCATAATAGCCATTTCATTTGAATAGGCCATCGGAAAGCGGTTCATTGTGGATTCTAGTTCTTCAAAGGAAGTCTGGTCCAGTAAGGATGTGTCATACACGAACATACAGTTCAGAAAGTAGTGATCATCCAAAATTGATTGCGGATACTCGGAGAACAACTGCTCCGTAGCGGCTGGATTGGCCTTGAAGTCCATCTGTCCGCGGAATCGCTTGCCATTGTCATTCAGATCGGAATCATCTGGCGCGAGAAACTTACCCCTCCATTCCAGATTTAAGAGTGGCTCTACTGGGTTAAAAACTCTATGACCAGCGTCCAGAAAAACAATGCGTTCCCAACGACGGAAGTACGTCTTGAACACCTGCAACTTATCCCACTGATAGAGCTTCCTGAAATGACGTAGATCATTCTCTGCATCAACGTAGATCGGGAACGCCTTGTGCTGCTCAATTAAGGCATCTGTATTGATATGCGACACATTGTATATTTCAACTCCGGGCAACTGCTCGGGATTGAAATCTACCGCGATAAGAACGACGTCTCCAGACCATCCGCCGTTTGATCGGAGTTCCTCTATCGTTCGGAGGGCTCTTGAATAATATTCTTTATCACAGAGCGTCACAAATGCAGTGCTCATTGCCTATACAATCATATTGGTTAGTGAATGTAAATTAGTGAGTGCGGGCAAGGACAGTGAGACCGTTACAGTTGGTATACTTCTCGCGAATCGTCCACTCCGGATGCTCCTCTAAAAACTCCAACACGGCAGGCCACAGTCCTCGGCGGATTTCTGCGACGGGAATGTCAAACTCTCGGCTCTGGGTCTCCGCATCAAACCCACATCGGATCGTCTCTCCGTTCCACTTATCAACCTCGGTATCGTGTAGGATGATGTACCTCTTCGCATGTGTGTGCCATCGGGCGAGCTCCCGCTTCAGTTGCCCGTAGATGTGCCATGTATCGATAAACAGCAGATCGGTATCCTCCATAGCACACTCCAGGTCGCTCATTTCATGGTACACGAACCGGACACCCTCTCGCCCACAATCCAGGTGAAATACGTCAAGTCCGGCACTTCGCTCCGGATCTACCTGGACAAGTTTGCACTCGGGACGACCCACCATAGCGCTTGCGAAGGCATACGAGCTAATTGCTCCGCGAACACCACACTCTGTAATATGGGTACATATAGACGCATATCCAGCCAGCGTTGGAAGATGCTCGCTAATGTCCGACGACTGCTTGCTCAGCTCGGCGCACTGAGACACGAGGTAACTCATTTGACATCCTAGGTATATTCAATGTAAATGCTACCCGGTAGATGGTTTATACCTGAATCGCTCTAATGCTGCCATCATACACCCAGCCTTTGCGACAACCGGCACGGTCTTCTTGGAAAACTTTACATTCCATTCATCAATTGTGTACCCACTTCCCATGCTGATATTACACCGACCGCAGATGGGAATCAGATTATCCAACGACGTTTGACCACCTTTGCTTTCCGGGATGTTGTGTCCACACTGGAAATCAAATGCGCTAATATTGTTCTGACACCACACAACCTTACACTTGCCTTGGAATACCTGCCCCATGTCTTTCAACCAAACTTGCTCACGAAGAGCCTTGGGAATCTTGCCTTTTTTGTACACCGAGTCCATTATAGTTTAAACCACGAACGCTCTATATTGGTTCACCTGGAACGGGGTCTCAAACCCAACCACCGGTCCAAGTGAGTACGGTGCGGGATCTACGTGGTTGGTCGTCTGCCGATGCGATGAGTC